TTTGCGTCCAGCACGTTCACCGCGCCATCGACCGATGATTACGAGTTTAACGTTCAGTTAAACAACACAACCGGCGTCACGTTAGGTGATGTATGGGCGTTGTCCATTGAAGCAGCCGGCGGTGCAACTCAAGTTTTTGCGAGGTCTGTTTATGTCACTGCTAATTCAAGCGTATCGTCGCCGTTAAGTTGTTCGGCCACATTTAGTTTGACTGCCGGTGATACGGTTATTGCATATGTCACACGAGTTTCCGGGACAGGAGACTATGTAACGATTAACAACGCGAGCTACAACACGTTTACCGGCAAGCGGATTCCGTACTGATGACCTCCCGGCTGTTGTTTGAACTAGAACACCTGCTTATCGCCCTTGTCGTGCAGGCCGCCATTGGCTTTGCGACCGGCAACTGGTGGACTGGCGCTGCGCTGGGAGCTGGCATATTCATTGGCCGCGAACACGCCCAAGCCGAGTACAAGTGGATTGAACATTACGGCCAAGGGCGGCGCGCCAACCTGCCTTGGTGGGGTTGGGCTGACCGGCGGGTGTGGGATGTTCATTCTTGGTTCTGGAATTTATCATTGCCCATAGCGGCTGTGCTTCTAATGGCCGGAGTAATGTGAAATGACAATTATTGTCCCATCAACTTCGTTTACGACGTCAACGACAGCGGGCGACCAAATCAACGCCGCGTTGCGGTTGATTGGACAATTAGCTGAAGGCGAAGTGCCGTCTGCGGCTACCGCACAAGATGCGTTGACCGCCATGAATCAAATGATTGATTCGTGGAACACCGAGCGCCTTAGCGTGTTCTCAACGCAAGACCAAGTGTTTAGCTGGCCCCCGAACACTATCAGCCGCACGTTGGGCCCGTCTGGCGACTTTGTGGGCAACCGCCCTATCCTGCTTGATGATTCGACGTACTTTAAGGACGCTTCTACGGGCATTTCGTTCGGCATCAAAATCCTCAACCAGCAACAGTATAACGGCATCGCCGTTAAGACTGTGACCAGCACTTACCCGCAAGTCATCTGGGTTAACATGACATACCCCGACATTGAAATGTACATCTACCCCGTGCCCACACGGGTGTTGGAATGGCATTTTGTTTCAGTGGCTGAACTGCATCAAGCCGCGTCACTATCAACCGTGTTGGTGTTGCCGCCAGGTTATTTGCGGGCGTTCAAATACAATTTGGCGTGCGAACTGGCGCCAGAGTTTGGCGTCGAGCCGTCGCCCACTGTGTCGCGCATCGCCATGACCAGCAAGCGTAATCTGAAGCGCATCAACAACCCAGATGACATTATGAGCTTGCCGTACAGCATCGTTGGCACCCGCCAGCGGTTTAACGTTTTTGCCGGCAACTATTGATGAAAATGCCAATTCTGGGGCAGGCGTATGTGGCTCGCAGCGTCAACGCTGCGGACAACCGCATGGTCAATCTGTACCCCGAGGCGACGCCCGAAAACGGCAAAGACGCTGGCTTTCTCAACCGCGCGCCTGGTCTGCGGCTGTTAGCGACGTTAGGGACTGGCCCTGTGCGCGGGCTGTGGCAATTTGGGGCGTACGGCTATGCGGTGTCCGGCAACACGCTGTACCGCGTGGACGCGGCGGGTACGGCGACGGTATTAGGCACGGTGTCTGGCAGTGGGCCGGTCAGCATGACCGACAATGGCACGCAGCTGTTTGTTGCGTGCAACCCGCTCAGCTACATCTACAACGCCAGCACCGGCGTGTTCGCGCAAATTACCGACCCTGACTTTCCCGGCGCGGTAACGGTGGGGTATTTGGACGGGTACTTCGTGTTCAACGAACCCAATTCGCAAAGGATTTGGGTCACTCAGTTGCTGGATGGAACGTCGGTAGATCCGTTGGATTTTGCTAGCGCCGAAGGTTCCCCTGACGGTCTGCTTGCCATTGCGATTGACCACCGCGAGGCGTGGCTGTTTGGCACCAACACCGTTGAGGTGTGGTACGACTCAGGCGCGGCAGCGTTTCCGCTGGAGCGCATACAGGGCGCATTTAACGAGCTTGGTTGCGCGGCTCCGTATTCAGTAGCCAAGATGGACAATGGGCTATTCTGGTTGGGCTCCGACGCCCGTGGCAACGGTATGGTCTACCGGGCGAACGGTTACACCGGTCAACGGATTAGCACACACGCCATAGAGTTTGCCATTCAAAGCTACGCGACCATCTCCGACGCCATTGGCTACACTTACCAGCAGGACGGCCATTCGTTTTATGTGCTGATTTTTCCAACCGGCAACGCTACTTGGGTGTACGACGTTGCAACCGGCGCTTGGCATGAACGGGCCGCGTTCAGCAACGGCCAATTTACGCGGCATATCAGCAACTGCCAAATGAATTACAACAACGAAATCGTGGTGGGCGATTACGCCAACGGCAATATCTATGCGTTTGACCTCGATGTTTATGCGGACAACGGCGCGGTACAGCGTTGGCTGCGGTCGTGGCGGGCGATACCGTCGGGGCAAAACAACCTAAAACGAACGGCGCAGCACTCGCTACAGCTTGACTGCGAAACGGGCGTTGGCCTTAACACCGGGCAAGGCAGTGACCCTCAAGCCATGCTCCGTTGGTCTGACGATGGTGGTCACACCTGGTCAAACGAACATTGGACATCAATGGGCGCAATTGGGTCGTATGGCACGCGGGCCATTTGGCGCCGGTTAGGGATGACGGAAAAGATTCGAGACAGGGTTTACGAAGTGTCCGGCACCGACCCAGTAAAAGTAGCCATTATCGGCGCTGAATTGACCGTATCTGCAACTAATGGCTGACAATACCACTAATATCACACCACCACGCGTTCCATTTTTGGACGCGCGAAACGGTCAAATATCACGCGAGTGGTATCGATTCTTTCTAAACCTGTTCACCATTACCGGCAACGGAACCGGCGTTACGCCTATTGCAAATGGCGGAACAAACTCTACGTCTACGCCGCAATCAGGCGCCATAGCGTATGGTGACGGCGCGTCATATAGATTTACGACGGTTGGCTTGCCCGGACAAATATTGACCAGCAACGGCGCCGGTTCGCCGGGGTGGACTACGGCGACAGGGGGCTCTGTCACCAGCGTGGATGTATCTGGCGGCACCACCGGGTTTACAACGTCGGGCGGCCCCATAACATCGTCGGGCACAATTACGTTGGGTGGAACGTTAGTAGTAGCCAATGGCGGCACTAACTCAACCGCAACTCCTACTGCTGGGGCCGTCCCATACGGCACCGGCACGGCGTATGATTTTACTGCGGTTGGCACTGTAGGTCAGGTGCTGACCAGCGCAGGTGCTGGCACGCCTACTTGGGCCACACCAACCACTGGCACAGTTTCTAGCGTTGATGTATCAGGTGGCACAACGGGCTTAACCACTTCGGGTGGCCCAATTACCAGTTCCGGCACCATTACGTTAGCAGGCACTTTAATAGCAGCTAACGGCGGTACCGGCTACTCCACGTATACCATTGGCGATATTCTTTACGCGTCCAGCACCACGGCGCTATCTAAATTAGCAGATGTTGCTACCGGAAACTCTCTTATTTCGGGCGGCGTAGGGGCCGCGCCGTCATGGGGCAAAATTGGTCTGACGACGCATGTGTCAGGCACACTTCCGATTGCCAACGGCGGCACTAACGGTACGGCAACACCCACGGCGGGGGCGGTTTCTTACGGCACTGGTACGGCGTTTGGCTTTACGGCTGCTGGTACGTCAGGCCAAGTGCTGACTAGCGCTGGCGCTGGTATACCTACTTGGACCACCCCAACTACCGGCACGGTGACCAGCGTTGGGCAGACGTTTACCGGTGGCCTTATATCGGTGGCCGGGTCGCCTGTTACCGGGTCTGGCACGCTGGCGTTAACGGTTGCGGGGACGTCAGGCGGCGTTCCGTACTTTTCATCCGCAAGTACCTGGGCATCATCGGCTGCGTTGGCGGCAAATGCTTTGGTCATCGGCGGCGGTGCTGGCGTAGCGCCTGCGACCACTACAACGGGCACCGGCGTTGTCACGGCGTTGGGCGTCAACACTGGAACTGCCGGCGCGTTTGTCGTCAACGGCGGCGCGCTGGGCACGCCGTCCAGCGGCACGGTGACCAACTTGACCGGTACGGCGTCTATCAACATCAACGGCACTGTAGGCGCTACAACACCTACTACCGGCGTGTTTACTACGCTGATTGCCAATACCAGCGCGGGCATAGGGGCTATCGCGACAGCGGGTAATAATTTTTACAACGCTAAAACCATTACTGGCGCTACGAATGCAAACGGTAACATCACCGTTGCGACTATTCAAAGTGATGTTACTGCTGCTGGTCGGGGATATGCAACCGTTCTGGCAACAGCCGCCGCATCGTTTTCTACGACAATCCAACATTTTTACGCCGGTCAAGGCACTATTGGCGTAGGGTCAACTGTAACATCCCAAATTGGATATTATTCAGAATCAAACCTAGTTGGTGCTACTAATAATTATGCTTTTAATGCCAGTAACACCGCCGCCGTAACCGCGGGCAAAACTGCTTATGGGTTCTTCTCTAGCGTCAACACTGCTACCGGCGGCGGTACAACTTGGGGCTTTTTTGCCAATGGCACGGCCAATAATTATTTTGGCGGCAATGTTGGCATTAGCCGAACTCCTACGACCAACTTGGATGTCAACGGCTCAATTGCTTTTCGAGCGCCCAGCCTAATCAATGCGGCCACCTACACGGTAGCGACCACCGACGTATCGCTGCGATTCACGACCACGGCCTGCACGGTCACCTTGCCAGCCGCCGCAAGTTTTACAGGCCGCGTTTTGTATTTGAACAACGTCACGGCGATTGCGGTAACTTCTGCGTCATCCAACGTCATTCCCTTGGGGTCCAACACGGCGGGCACAGCAATTCTTGCGGCGACCGCCGGTAAATTTGCTATGATTCAGTCCGATGGGACCAACTGGATTACAATGATGGCTAACTAAGCCTTCGGAGATTGTCATGTCAGTCACGCTTTCGCCGCCCCCTAAACTGCAATTCTTCGATTCAAATGGCAATCCATTGTCTGGGGGGCTTTTGTATTCGTACACGGCTGGCACCAGCACCCCGCTGGCGACTTACAATGACGCCTCGGGCACGACGTACAATACGAATCCCGTCATCTTAGACTCCAGGGGCGAGGCCGATGTTTGGCTTGGTGCTGCGTCGTACAAATTCAAATTGGCGACCGCCGCAAACGTAGACATTTGGACCGTTGATAATATCGGTGGTGGCGACCAGTTTGGCACCGTGCAGTTTCTGACCGGCGTAAGTGGTTCGGATACCATTACGGCCACCGTAACTTCCTCAAGTTTCATTGCGTACGCCGCCGGACAAATGTTTAATTTTGTTGCTGCCGGAACTAACGCAACTTCTAGTGTGACGTTGAACTTGAACGGGTTGGGTGCAAAAACGGTCACCAAAAAAGGTACGCTAGCGTTGGCAGCTGGCGACATCTTAGCCGGCCAAGTAATTACGGTGGTGTACGACGGCACCAAGTTCCAGATAACCAATGCCGTCTATCT